TAAATCACTTGCAGTAGATCTCAAACGACTTCGCATATAATTCCAAGCGAATGGGGTAGGCCACTGAGTTAGTTCGTCAAAACCTATCCAGCTAAACGCAAGACCTTGGTATCTTAATACATCATCTTCTCTATCAAGATATGACATCCACAGTCTAGCACCAGAGGGTGCAGTCCATTGCATCTTACGTTCTGACCACTTAATTCCAGGCCATATCTTAGGATACATTTCTTGAGACTTAAAGATAAGTTCTCTTAATTCTTCTGTAGTGTGTCGTAAAAGTAATCCTGAGAAAGCTGGATGGCCCATAAAGCGTAAAGGGTCAGCGAGCATTGCATATGACTTACCCCCACCTGCAGAGCCACCATACAGTACCTCACGTTCACCTGCAGCTAAGAAGTCTGTTTGCGGCCCAGCATTAGGTTTAAATATTACATTATGCTGTTCTTCTACAAGTGCCAGTTCAGGTTCTACTATTCTAGCTGGTTCAGGCTGCGTTTGTTTCTTGGTTGTCGTTGTCTTGCGCTTTCGCCCCGATGCGGTTGCGCTCAATTTCTTCCGCTTTGGCGACTGCCTTTTTCGCATAGTCTGCCCATCTGCGTAGGCTTCCAGCTTTGTTTTTTCTTCTTCGCTCATTATCTAACCGTTTCTTTAATCCTACGTGAGATATGGTTCTGCCAGTGTTTCGGGTTAGCCAGTTGGCAACCTCACGATACGAGTACTGTTTTAAGTACTTCTTGGCTTTCACAAGCATATCAAGTTCGTTATCAATTGGCAAGAGTATTCCGTCATCTTCTGGATCTAATTCATATCCAAATGGTATTGTTCTTGCTACACGTGGAATAGGAACCCATTCATTGTCTTCTTGTAGGTCAGTCGGTTGTGGTAGTTTCCATTGTCCTAATGGCTTAGTCATCGTCATCCTGTGATTGTTTAGCTGGCATTAACATAACGCCACCCTTAGCTTCTACCTGCATCTTCTCAGTTTTAACTAAACCAGTACGATCTAGTAGTTCTTTAGCTGCAGACATTTTATCACGAATACCTAACTCAGTAGGATCGTACAAAGCACTAACCATCGCCATTGCAGCTTTAGGTACGTTACGTGCTAAGTAGCTATGTGTTACATCAATAATCTCTTCTTTAAGACTATTGGTTATCTCACGGTTAGGTGTATTGGGCGAATACCCAGCAAGTTTCTTAGCCATAGTAACATCGCCACCTGCCTCATCCATAAGCACATCTAAAAACTTTTGTTGACGTTCTGTTAATTCACGAGCCATATTACATCATTTCAAAATGTGGGGCATCAATAAAAGGTCTACGTCCTTGTGACCTACGAAGATCTACGTATGCGTTCATTGCATCTTCTGCAGTACCAGCATACTCTCTAATGTCTCCTTCACTCCATGCAGCACCCCATTTAATTGCTACATCATTCTTTCTAGCAGCTTCAGCCATAGCATCACAGATGTCATCATAGACATTGAGTTCCCAAGAAATGTCTGAACCAAAGTATGCAACTAGATCTACAGCACGACCCTCAAGATGCTTAGACTTCATAGTCTGTGATCTACCAGATTCGTACAGTTTCTTTTGTTCTTCTAGTGTACGTAGACCAAAGGTAACACCAAAGTCTACTTTCGTAATACCAATAGCATCTTTTACAACTGCTACAATACCTTCGTCTACACCCTTTAGTTTCTTCATACTTCTGCTGCTTAATTTAAATGCCATTACTTCTTCCCAAAAAACTTACTTACAGAACGAATACCAATGCTGGCACTAACGATCCCACCTAAAGAATACTGATACCATGCTGGCATAGTCTCCAATGCAGCAAAACCAGCTTGTACTATGCCGTTACCCCAATCACCACAAAATGCTAGAATTAGTGGAATTGAAAAGAGTAAGGTAATCCATTCGTCTTTCCAAGAGTTCTGAGTAGCATTGATAGCTGCTAGATCCCAATCAATCTCACCAGTAGCTTGCTTAACTTTAATCTCTGCATTAGCTTTCTGTACTGCTACCTTACCATCAAGATATGTAGTTGCAAGTCCACCTACTGCCCCTAAGATTTGACCAATCATTTCTCATGCCCCAGCCAAACGGCAAATGCACCTGTCATAGCACCAGTTACAGTGGCAGTAAGTGCTGTAGCCTGTGATGTCATATCACCAGCAGACAAAGACATAAACCAAAACAAAACTTCAATGTACATCCACGTCATTACTAACATCATTAGTCTTGGCATGATCTTCCAAGCTAACACACGTTCCATTGCTATAGTCATTTAAGTTCTCCTGAATCTAGCGGTTTTCTTTGCAATCTTTTTAGGTTGAGCCACAAACTGCTGACCTGCCTTCGTGCCTCTTCGTTTAGCTCTGGTTGTAGCGGCATACTCACTGCTGCTAAGAGACTTAATAGCCTTAGCAGGTAGATACCGCTCACCAGTTTTAGCACTAGGCTTCCCACTTTTAGTTCGCCAATCTTGTTTAGTCCATTTCTTTAAAGACTTTTGAGATTTAGAGAGGGCCACTACCTGTAGCCCCCACCTTTTGCTTTGTATTGCTTTGCGACCATTTGGGCTTTACGAGCCGACCACTGTCCAGCCCTTCCACCTTTGCTGCCAGCTTTAACGGATGCGACAAGACGCTTACGCATACTAGGCTTAGTATAATTTCCTGCCGCATTAACCGTAGACTTTTTGCCTGATTTCGCCACGACTGATCCCCATGTCATGCAGTTCCTTATCACTTAGATTCATAAGAATCCAATAGTCGGCTCTGCGTTGCTGATTTTCTTGTAGTTTCTTAAACATACGTTTAAACATATTCTATCTCCTATATTATGTTTAGGTAAGAATTACTTACCCTTATAGAGATAGTTATATCATACTTAGTTATAACATAGTATAGATAAGATTGCAACCCCGTTATGCATTAACTGCGGTTCGGGTCAAAGTACTCTTCTACGGAAACAAGTACTTCCATAGTATTTGTAGTCTCGCCATACACCATAATCTTATCGCCTGAGTGTAGATTAAAGTATCCACCATTAACTAGATTAACTACAGAGTGTCCTGCCATACTGAGTCCATTAGCTATGTAGTGATACGCATTATCTTCAGCATGGTAAAACTGCACATACACTTTCTTAGTAGAAGTAGAACTATTACTAATGTGTAGATACCTAGTAATAGCACTAAAGTTAGCAGGGCAAGTATACACAGCGGTAGCATTAGCATCTGCCGAAGTAGACGCAATAGTATACCCTTGTGTGTGAAACTTTGACTTACTAAGATCAGGCATGTAGCTTCCTTATGCTATTATAAAGTCTACGATCTGACCATCAGGTGTACGTAGTTTGTTTGGATTAGGGTTGTAAGCATACATCTGATTCACTAGCTTTAGATCTTCTATTGGTGTATCAGGCGTAATTCGATTAGGTTCTTTTTTATCTGTCTGTTTCTCAACGGGTTCACCTACACCATTTTCAAACACAATATTAACATGTGTTTGAAATGGCATGTTAGGTAATGGTAAGTGAGAGATAAGAGACATTTAAGTTGTACTTTGCATTTGATAACATTGATAACGAGCATAAAAATTTCTGCCGTTTGTCATACCGCTTACGTCTTCTTCTACTTGAGTAACACAAGCAGCCTTACTAAAAAACCCCTGATCAGTACGAACTAGTACATCACAAGTTCTAACATCAGTAGGAGAAGCACAAATTAAAACAACTGCAATCCACATTATTTCTTTTTCTTTGCCATTCCACCACGCATCATTTTCTTTTTAGCCATACCACCACCACGCATCATAGGCTTCTTCTTAGTAGCCATACCGCCACGCATCATTGGTTTCTTTTTCATTGCTCTAGGTTTCATTGCCATTGTTTCTGTCTCCGTTTTCTTCTATCTAATACGAGTGCTTCATACTCGTCTTTAGGATACACATCATAATATCCTAACTTTTCTAGTCGTAAACTTGCGTCATCTACTTTACTTAAAGATTGAATAAACAACATAGCATATTCATCTTCTATATCAGATTCCCACTCATGCTCATACAAAAAGTCTAAGTCTGCATCTTCTGCACCAAAGTCAGGATGAAACTCCATTATGTGCAAATCTCTAGGGGTGTACGT